GCGGGCCCCACCCCGCCGCAGCCCCAGAAGCATCCTACCCAGCCGATCGGCCAGCTCGCCCGCGGACGGAGAACACACCACACGCGACCACGACCTGCACACCGCCCGATACGCCGGCCGCCACCCCTCGACCGGCAGCAGCATCCACTTCAAATCCACGCAACCAGCCAACCGAAGCATCAAACGGGCCGCCTCCTCATACACCTCCAACCAATGCACACTCACCGGCAGACCGACCGAACCTCCATGAACACCACCACAGCGCTCGCCGATATGGGCCTTGCGTTCGGCGAGCGCGCGGAGTTCGGGGATGGTTTTGGCGAGACTGGCGATTTGTCGGCGCATGTGTTTGGCGCAGGTTTTGCAGAGGGTGGTTTGTGCTGGTTCGCCGCATTGTTGGCATTGACTGGTCATGGTTCCCGCTTTCCGGCTAGAATGGTGGTTGGTTTCTTGGAGGTTCTGCCGGCTTGGCGGGGCCTCTCTTTTTATTCGCCTTGCTGGGCAATCTTGCTGATGAGCATGCGGCTGATGTTGTTCTCCTCGTCTCGCTGGTCGGCTTGATCGAGCATGTCGGCCGAGTCCTGCATCAGGTGCGCCTGTTTGAGTGCCTTGGATGCTTGGATGGTGGCCATGGAGGCGCGTGGCTGATCTGGATGTCCTCGCTGCCGCTGAGGGTTTGGAGGCCGGCGAGCGCTTCGCTGATGTGTTTCTGCAGTGCGATGGCCTGGCGGCGGATGGTTTCGGCTGCATTGAGACGGTTTACGCTTTTGTCGATGTCGTTGCTCATTGCTTGTTCTCCTTTGTTGGTTCGTTTGTGGGGTCGGCTGGCAGGCCTGTGACGTATTGGATGACGGCGCGGATACGGTCGGACGTGTCGCTCATCGGGTGTCCCTGGCGGCCGTGTCGATGCGCTGGTAGCCGAGATTGATGTGCTCGATGTTGGCCCGGCGGCGGAGGATGAGCGCGTATTCGTCCATGACGTCGAGCTGCCTACTTAACAGAGTGATCGGGCAGGTGGGCTCGAAGTCGAGCGTGCCATCCGCATACCTTTGCAGCATGTCCCTGAGCCTGCCGGCGCGGACGGTCAACTCCCGGTACTCGACACGCATGCGGTCCTTGTAACCGGAGGCCTTGGCGCTCGCGGGTTCCGCTTGGTCGGCGGCGGCAAGCACTTCGATGGCTTGGCGCAGGTATCCGTCGCGGATCCATTCGGATGCGGTCCGCCATTCCTCGTGGATGATTTCGGTGGAGTCCTTGCGGAGCGCCCATTTGAGCCCGAACAGACGTTCGGCTACGGCTTCGGTGCGCGCGTCGATCGGCGGCAGTGGCGGGTCTAGTGTTTCCTCACTCATTTCGTTTCCTTCCTCTTTTGATTGTGCATGGTCTTCCAGGTCTTGTGCCGCAGCAGCCACACCACCCATCCGAGCAGGGTGTTGATGGTGATTTCGACCGCTTGGCGTTCCTCGTCGTCTTCCGGCGCGATGTATATGGCGCCGTCCTGAGTGGTGATTTTCATCGTGGTTCCTCGTCCGCTCCGCTGACGTGATTCCAGTCGCATGACAGGCCGGCCTGCTTGCCGTTCGTCGAGTAGACGATGCAGTCCACTTGCCTCGTGTCGGTCAGGGTGATGACGCATTCCGTGAATACGTCGGCCCCGGCGGAGCACTGCGAGTCGACGGACCTGACCGCATGCGCTGGCGTGGAAGGCTCCGACGCGCTTCCGCATCCTGCGAGCGCGGTGCAGAGGGTGAGGGTGATGGCGGTGAGTGTGGCGCAGATGGTGTTTCTCATTGGTTTCATTCCTTTCCGTAGATGGCGAGGCTTCTGATGCCGTCGCTCATGCCGTTGGAACATGTGTTCGGATCGTGGGAGATGATGTCTTTCCCGATGCCCTGGAAGCGGAGGCTGGCGGTGCCGTCCGGATGTCGGATGAGTTCGAGCCGGCCGTCGATGACGACGTCCTGGTCGGTTTGGGCGATGCACCGGCGGCCGATCAGGATGGCCGGGTCGGCCGACCGCCATTTATGCAGCGGAACGTTGACGCTCACCGCGGCGCCTCGCCTTCGTTTCCGCCTTGGGCGTCCTTTCCGGCCGCGTCGTAGCCTTCGTCGTACACGTCGTCAAGCAGCGTCTGGAACTCGGGAGAACCGAAGAACGTTCTGATGGCGTCCTTGGCAACGCGCCTCCATGGCTCTTTGTCCTCCATGGGCATCTCGTTCCATGGGCGTGGATGGCGGTGGCCGTTGCTATACCAGCGCAGGTAGATGGCCTTGGCCACCTTGTTCTGCGTCTCCAGACCGATCGGAATGGTCTCATGGTCTGCCATGATGGCTCCTTTCAGTATGTTTCCGGCGGTTCCGTGGCGGTACGGTCCGCAATGATGTAGGCGGCGAGCGCGACGCATAGGGTGAGGATGATGAGCATGGCGTGCAGGGCGAGCCATTGGATGGGGATCCAGTGGTGGAGGCCGATGCCGATGATCGGCCGGATGATGGCGTGCGGCACGAGCAGCAGCGCGGCGAGGGAGAACAGCGTGGCGAACCAGTCGCCGACGCGGCTGGAGATGCGGTTGATGGTCTGTTTCATTCCGAGGTTCCTTTCATTGTTGATACGGTTCATGGCCTGTTGGCCATCCAGCTGATCAGGATGGCGGCGCATAGGAGGATCACTGCTGCGATGCTCATCACCACTTCCCTTTCAGGAGTTCGCGGTACCTCCTGTAGTCGTTGATGTCGCGTTGGATGCAGTCGCGTACTCTGTGTGGGCTTTGGTGGTCCTTGTATAGGTCTTCCGGGCATTGCAGGAATGTGAGGTAGCGGCGGAGCGCGGTCAAGTCGAACTTTCGATAGCTCAGCCATGCGCTTGGCCGCAGGTTCAGCCGTGCCAGAAAAGCCATGTCGAAGTCCACGTTTGTTCCCGCCGGGATGAGCGTGAACCGCTGCGAGAGCGAGTCAAGATATTCCTCGACCGCGTTGGCCACGGCGCCGATGCTGTCATTGCGAAACGAACTGTTCAGCAGCTCGAACAGAAGTCCGTTGTCGGTGTGCATCGAGAACGCCACAGGACTCATATCCAGCAGGTCCAGGCTGGCCGGACGGATGATGCGCGTCAGCGATCCGAACGATTGTTCGCCCAACACGTCGGTGCATTCCATGCCGACTTCCAGCGGGAGGGACGATGCCCTATCGATGCCGGTTGTCTCGAAGTCCAACCACAGGAGCGCGTCGGGCTTGGCCGCTTCTTCGTTCATTGTCGGTTTCCTTTCGTCTGGAGGAGGATGATTTCGGTCTGGGTGAGCGTGATGGCTGTCCCGTCCTGGTTGAGCCGGAGCCATCGGCCTCGCCAGTCGAACACCGGCACATCACGCGGATCCGCGCCGAGCGGGACTATCAGCCCGAGGCGTTCGGCCTCCTTCACATGCTGATGGACCCACCCATGACAGCCGGTCGTACCAGAACCGCACAGCTCGACGATGTTGGCCGGACTGTGCCTCACATCCGGATCCGCCGCCCGCCGCAGTTGACGGTGATGGCCGGAGCGTCCAGGCCAGCATGACGGATCATGGATGTTCGTCCCGCAACGCAGGCAATGCCATCCCTGCCGCTCCAAGGCGGCACGCTTCGAATCAGCAAACTCACTCACAACGCACCCCCTCCTGCATCAGACCGTCAACCAGCACCAAACACGAAGTGCAATTGGCCCTCAACCCGGCCGCCATCGCCACGATGCCGTCATCCGCCCTGCCACCGGCGAGCGCTCGCAGTTCGATTGTGCTGGCGGTCTGGGCGGTGTCGGTGAGGAGGCGGCTGAGTTTGTCGAGTTGTTCCCTGGTCATTGGTTGTTCTCCTCGTCTTCTTCGTTTTCGTCGGAGTCGGCTTCGGTGATGGCTGCGATGAGCTGGTCGAGGTGGCTGGTTTCGTCGTCGGCGGGCGTATATCCGAGGTCTTGGAGGATCTGGTAGTAGCCGGGAATGCGTCTGCTGGTGTCGTTGACGGCGGTCCAGTCGGTCGGGTCGATGAACCATTCGAAACGTGCGGCGAGGATGGATGCTGCTTCCAATGGCCAGTCGTCGGTCTGCAGGCTGATGCGCGCGGCTGTCGGGGCGTCTTCGGCTGTGATGCCGGTGATCTTCTCGTATTCCTCGCGGCTTCCGGTGTGGTCGTTCCAGTTGGTGAGGGCGTCGGTGAAGCCGCCTGGGAATGGGTCGATGATCTGCAGGAGTCCGAGCCGGGCCGTGGTTTCGATGAGCTTGTCGCGTTTGACGCCGTGGAGGTTGGCGTGGAGCCATGCCATGCGCTTGTCTGCGGATGCGGCGGCGTATTCCTCGAGCGCGTGCCGGCGGGCGTCGCGTTCGGCTTGTTCGGCGGTGCGGCGGGCTTCCTTTTCAGCGTCGGCGGTCTTGTCGCGGCGGGTCCAGAGGTAGACCTGCTGCGAGACCGTGTGGATGGATACGGCTGCTGGGTTCTGTTCGCGGATCTTCTCGATGGCTTCTTCGGGGGTGCCGGTGGATGGGAACATGCAGCCGGCGTATCGCCATTCCGGGTCGCTGTAGGGCTTTTCGGGGTCGGGGATGAGGTTGAAGCCGCTGTCGGGCTCCACGAGGAGCGCGGCGACCGATTCGATCCATTGCCGGTCGTTCTCATCGCGTTCGATGCGGCTGAGGGTGTAGTCGAAGTTCGAGGTGCCCGCCGCCTGCGCGAGGCGCTTCTGCAGATCCGGACGGCCGTCATATCGCGCTATGGCCACGAGCTGGCCGATGGAGATCTGGCCGAAATCGTCGCGGGATGCTCTGACCTCGTTGTCGATGCTGGCGGCCTTGGCGCGGTCACGCACGTAGTCGCCGCTTCGGCCGAGCCGGTGGGCGACGCTGGCGGTGGTGGCTCCGAGGTCGAGCATGCCCTGGATGGCGTCGGCCTCCTCGAGGACGGTGAGCTGTTCGCGCTGGCAGTTTTCGGTGACCATGGCCTCGAGTTGCTGCAATGGGTCGAGGTCAAGCACGAAGCATGGGACGGCTCCGGTTCCGGCCTGTTTGCATGCGGCGAGTCTGCGGTGTCCGGCGATGACGCGGTAGCGGCTGCCGTTGGGTACGACGCTGAGGGGCGTGAGGAGGCCGTTGGTTTTGATGCTGGCGGCGAGGTCGGTCACGTCGCCGATGTTTTTTCGTGGATTGTCCGGGTGGGGGTCGATGAGGCTGGTGTTGATGAGCTTGATTTCGTTGCTTTGGTAGTTGCTCATTGCTTCTCCTTGCTGGTTTCTTGGTTGAGTTCATCTGCGCATGCCTGGCACGCGAGATACCACTTGGAAGGGTTGCCTTCCCTGAGGCTGCCGCTGTGGTCGTATTCGTCCTCATGTGGATCCATGAGCTGGTGGACGTGTTCGCAGTTCCAGGTGTGCTTGTGCTGGCGCGTGGGTGTGATGGGTTCCGGCGCCCATGTCTCCCATTGGTCGCGGAGCCATGTGGCGAGTCGTGGGACCTGCCGTTGTGGCACGTGGCCGTCGTTGACGGCTCGCCGGTAGCGTCGGACGGCGGATTGGAGTCGGGCGAGCTGGACCGGGTTCTCGGTGATCGTCTCGACGAGGTCCCGCGCTTCGCGTTCGGCCTTGCGGCCTTTCGCGCCGATGGTGCCGGGGTAGGTTTCGGCGATGGCGGCGAAGGCGTCCGGCGCTTCGCTGGCGGTTTGCTTCGCGGTGCCGGCGGGAGGGGTCGGAGAGGGTATATCGGTATCGGTATCGGTTTTATGCCATGTTTTTGCTTGGCTGTCCCCTAGCAACTTGCTAGACGGTTTGCTACCTGTCTCGCTACTGTTTTGCTCTCCGTTTGCTTGGCTGTTTTCCGGCAAGTCGCCAGACGTTTGCTTGGCTTTCTGGTTGGCCGCCTTGCGGCGTCCTCCCTTGCTTCCGGCCTTTCTGCGCGCCTCGCGTTGCTCTTCGGTCAACACTCGCGGCTCCCTGCAGATGCCTTCCGCGTAGACCGGACGCCATCCGCCGTCGTGCTCTTCCATGAGGCCCGAGTCGATGAGCTGCTGCAGCTGTTTCATGGTGCCGCCGGCGTCCTTGAGGTCGATCCTGTCGAAGTGGCCGGGGTATGCTGCCGGGTCCTTGGCCTGCATCGAGACGCCTTTGGAGTGGATGACGCACAGCTTGACCCACAGGCCCACGGTGGCGAGCGGCAGGCGGCGGATGCGCCTGTCGTCGGCCATCTGGTCGTCGACAATAAACCACATATCTCTCTTGCTCCTTCCGTGGTTCAGTCGATCTCGCCGGTGTCCGGATCGACGGTCGCCTCCACGTCGCCATCGTCCATGTCGAGACTGCGGCGCAGGTCGTCGATGAGGATCATCTGCCGTGACGTGGCCGGCTTCGCGCACATGTTCTCCATGGCCAGGCCGGCGTCAAGGATGCGCTGCGCGAGGTCCGCGCAGTCGTACACGGCTTCGGTGATGGCGTGGATGCCGCCCCACTTGTCGATGTGCTCCTTCTTGTTTTTGGTGTCCATGACGTTGCGGCATGCCTTGAGCACGACGGCCGCGGCCTTGGTGACCTGCTGCGTCTTGCCGATGAGGTCGATGAGCGTGTCCGGTGTCGCTTCCTGCGGGATGAGCGCCTGTTGTTCGCTGGCTTTCATTGCTGCTCCTTAGTCTTTAAAATTCCGGTTCGTCCGCTGCCTTGCCGAAGTCTCCGAATGATGATTGGTCGGCCGCCGGCGCGCCCCACGGATCATCGGCCGGCGGCGCGGCGGGTTGCTGTGTCTGCGCCGACTGTTGCGGCCGTTGGCTCCAGCCGCCTGCGCCGGTGTTGACGGTCGGCTGCGGCGATGCGGGGTTGCCGTAGACGGGACCGCCCTGGCGGCTGATGCGGGCGACCTGCGCCGTCGCGTACCGCAGCGATGGCCCGATTTCGTCGACCTGCAGCTCCACGACGGTCCGATTGGTGCCGTCCTGCGCCTGATACGAGTGCTGCTTGAGCCTGCCTTGGGCGATGACGCGCATGCCTTTGGCCAAGGATTGGATGCAATGCTGCGCGAGGTCGTTCCAAGCGGAGCAGCGCATGAACAACGCCGCCCCATCCTCGTACTGGTTGGTCTGCTTGTTGAACACGCGCGAGGTGTTGGCGACGGTGAAGCTGGCGACCTGCGCGCCCTGGCCGGTGGTCCTCAGTTCCGGATCCGCGGTGAGGTTGCCGACGATGGTGATGACGGTCTCTCCGATGGCCATGGCGTCACTCTCCCCTCACGTATCCGGCGGGCGCCGGGCCAAGCTGGCTGGGGTCCTTGGTCTTCCACGCGCATTTCGCGCGGAGGCATCCGGCCTCGCGGTCGATGACGATCTCGCCGAAGCGTGCGGGGGCGACCATGGTGAGGTTCCAGCCCCTGTCGCGGTTGAGCGCGCTGATGGTCTCGTACAGTTCACTGATGAGTTCGGCGGCGCTCATGGTCGTGCTGACCGGCGTGAGTGGCCACTCGAACCACTTCTCGCCTTCCGGCCTGGCTGTCTTGCTTGGCATCGTGTGCCTCCTTTGGGATTGGATTGGATGTCGTGCCGAGGCGCGGAGTCGAACCGCGCATCCATCCGCCGACGTGACCTCAACACGCCGATCCATGGCGCCCGCATCCTGTCGCGGGCCCCGGCGAAGGCCGGACGGGAGGAGAAGAGAGAAGATGACCCGTCCGGCTGGTTTTAACGTCTTTTCCTTGACGCGCGGGCGGTTCCGGCATGGCCGCGCATGACGAACCACGTCCATGCCGCAATGTGTGAGGAGCCGCCCAAGTCTTTATCGCTCGAGTTCGCCCAGCCATCGGATGAAGCGGGGGTCCGAGCACAGGCGGCGCATGATGACGGCCGTCGGGATGAGCACCGCGATCGGCGCGGCGATGAGGTGTTCGATGGGATGCGTGCAGGCCGGTGTGCAATACAGCACCCAGATGGCGGCGATCCAGATGGCGGCGACGAGCTGGCAGAGGATGACATGTGCGAGCTTGGTCATGATTCCTCCTCGTCCATCTCGCGCAGCAGACGGCCGATGCTGGCCTGCAGCGATTCAAGCGCCGCACGGCTGACTGTCACGCCGGCGAGGTGATTTTCGTCGGTGATGATGCTGATTCGCGCGGCCTTGACGTCGGCTCCGCACTTGTGGTCGCGGATGACCATGACGGCGGAGTGGTCTTTCGGCTTGGATTCCTTGCGCATGTTTGCCTCCTTAGCGCCGGCGCGTCCCGGCGTTGGCATCGAATTCTTCAATGGATGCGACGGACACCATGACCTTGCCGTGGTATCCGCTTGGCTGGCGCATCTTGATCCGTCCCGCTCTCGCCCACTTACGGAGAGTCTTCTTGTCGACGCCGCCGAGCATCGCGCTGGCCTGTTTGAGACTGACCCAGCGTGGCGCGTATGCCGTCTGCCGGACGGCTTCCTTCGCGATTTCATGGGCGAGCGCGACGGGGTCGAGGAGTGGCTGGTCGATGGTGGTTGATTCCTGCATGGCGCGTCCCTTCTCAGGCGACGTCGGCGAGCGCCGGCATCTTGATTTCGAATCGGTCGGCGAGGAAGTCGATTGGTTTGTAGCCGGTGTTGGCGGCGAAGGCGTCGATTTCGCCGAGTTTGAGTTCGACGGTGCCGTTGATGCGGCGGCTGGCCATGTCGACTGATTGGTGCCAGACTTCAGCCACTTTGGCGACCGGGATGTTCTGAGCGGCCATGACCGCACGAATCCTCGCCGATGCCATGTCGTTGATGTTTCCGTATGTCATGTTTCCTCCTTGACAGACCACATTATGCGCGCAATTGCGCGCACTGTCAAATCAAAACACGCGCATTTCGTTTCACTCGCGCGCATGTCCGCGTAATTGCGCGCTATAATGAAAGATGTGGGTAGCAAAAAACTAGAAGTAAGCCCATTCGGTCTGCAGGTGAGCAAGGCCATAAGATCCGAAATGGGAATCCACAGAATGTCGGGTAGGGAACTTGCGAAAACAATAGGAAGAGGTGAGACATATGTGAGGCAGCGAGTCGCAGATGAAAAGGAATGGGCGCTCAGCGACATTTCGAAGATCTGCGAAGCGTGGGATATGAGCCCGGAAGAGCTCATATCGAAAGCCGCGCAGTAAATGACACGCCCCTGCCGCGTCATTGCGGCAGGGGTTCTTCTTTCCTTGACGCTTCAGTGAGTGCACGCCGGAGGAGGCGTAGACTTTCATGAAAAAGAAGGAGAAGAAGATGAGAATCACTCGAAAAGCAATCGTCGCCACACTCGCCGTCATGCTGCCGGTCGCGTTGACGGGAGGATGCGGCAATCAAGACGCGTCCAGCCAATCGGCGAGCGCTGACAGTCAGACGGAATCACAGGATACGGAAACCGATTCGCAGGATTCCGATAGTGGTGACGACGGTACTCCGCTTGCGGATGGATTGTCTGGATCGTGCGAAGGTGACGATCCGCGATTGCCGAACGTGAAGCTCGACACTAACGCCGGGTATCTCGGTGTGGAGATACCGGGAAACGACCAGATCAAGCCGGATGGATTTTATTCATATGATCTGATGCTCACCAATGAAAACGGCGACTCCTGGATGGTGCAGCTATCCGATTACGTGTCGTCCGGTGAAACGAACCGCAGCGTCTTCAACATGCAGACGAACAAGAATCTGAATTATCCAGGCTGGAGCAATTCGGATGATGAGTCTACATTCTCCACGTCCATCCCAGACACGGCGATGCGCGGAACGTCGATGGACTGGCAGATGACGCTCAATATTGACGGCAACGACGTGGCCAAGTGCCCAACGGACGGCACAACGTCGCTTGAGTGATCGCGAATCATTCCGCTTCCAGCTCGGCTAGGCGTGCGCGAAGCTTGGCGATTTCCCTGTCCTTGTCGCTCTCGGCCGAGACTGTGGCGTCACTCTGAGGCGTGGCGATGCTGGCGGCCACCTTGTCGGCGAGCGCGCGCTGTCGGTCTTCGCTGAGTCGCTGGTAGTGCATGGCCATGATGGCGGTGCTGTGTCCGGCTGCGGCCATGAGTTCGCGGACGGTGGCGCCCTGTTGGGCGAGCATGGTGAGTGCCGTGGAGCGGAGGTCGTGGAATCGGAGGTCTTCGCGTCCGGCTGCGCGTCTCGCCTTGACGTAGGCGTCGCGCATGGCGTCCGTGCTGATCGGCCTGTCATGGTCCAGCGGGCTGGGGAATATCCATGCGTCCGGCTGGTCGGCCACATATTCGGCGAGGTGCGCGCGGATTTCGGGGATGACGGCTTCGGGGATTGGTTCGGTGCGTTTGCTTCTGGCGGTCTTCGGCGGCCCGGCGATGACGCGGGCGCGGGTGAGTCTGGTGCGTCGGATGTGGATGAGACGGTTGTCGAGGTCGATGTCGCCGCGTTGGAGGGCGCAGACCTCGCCGATGCGCAGGCCTCCGCAGGAGATGGCGAGGGTGATGGCGAGCCGGAATTTGCGTGGCATGGCGTCGTGGATCCGCCGGAGCTGCTGTGGTGTGGCGGCGGGTGTCTCCTCCCTGGGCGCGGGCTTGCGCACCGGCATGACGAATGGTGATTTGCCGATGACGGCGAAGCCGTCCTGGTCTGGGGTCGCGGCGGCGTCGAGGATCTGGCGGAGCTTGGACAGCAGCTCTCGACCGACGTATGGGTGGTCCTTCGGCAGTGTGGCCGCATAGCGCTCGATGTCGGCCGAGGTGATCTTGCCGATCGGCATGCCGCCGAATGCATCGATGAGCCGTTTGACCGTGCATCGGATCCCGTAGATGGTGTTGACGTGCAGTCCTTCGCCCTCCCGCGTCTTCAGCCATTTCGCCGTGTATTCGGCGAAGGTGAGCGCGTGGTCCTTGGCCTTGCGCTTGGCGATGCGCTCCGGCTCCCACACGTCGGCCTCGATGCGTCGTCTCGCCTTGGTCAGCCATGCCGCGGCCTCGTCCCTGCCGTCCTGGGTGCAGGGGAAGGTGGCGGTCTGCCTGTTCGGCAGGTCCGGCCATTCCGAAAAGGCGGACACTGGCGTAAGATAGGAGGCCTCTATCCATTTCGGATTGGCCTTGCTTGGCTTGACGACGATCTTGCCGAACTTCCTGACCAT